TCACCTCCAACTTCCTGGATGATGATGTAGTAGTGGTCAAAGAGTTCTTTGGCTTTTTCTTTGGGTGTTTTTTTCATTGATATTGGTTTACAATTCATAATTTTTATTTAAAAATGTAATCATAACAGGGCGTTGATTCCAACGATGTGTTTAATGATATTTTCATCCTTCAAATTCATTTACAAGCCTATCAATTTCCTCCTGCCTCCGCTTCTCTTGTGCGGCAGGGTTTTGGTAATGGAATTTAGTATATATAGCATTTGCTTGGCTATATATCATTGATATAGAAAAGTTGTTTTTCATAAACTTATCAGAAACGTGCCAGGCTGCCTTGGTGAAAGCTGCTACCATATCATCCATGGTCCCTTCCACAACGGCAACTTGCTTAATCCAGGCTACTAGTTTTTTACAATTACTGCCATCCTTCGCTGTCATTATATAGTTTCCTTGCTTATTCTTAGGCAGAGTAACCATAGCGCAATTTTCGTACGCTTGGCAGTAGGCGACAAAGGCGGAGTAGGTTTCGCTCGGCTCTTGGCTTTCTTTTTCTTTTTGCTCCGCAAAAGTTTTTTCTTTTTCTTTAAAACCTTGCTCATAGGAAATGGAATCATGGATGGATTGCCGGGAAAAAGAATTTTTTATTTTAGGTTCAGGAGGCGGTGAATTTTCAAATTCACAACCTTTATCAAAGTCTTTATTTGTATTAGTTTTTCTTTGTTCACAGTCTTTGTTTGTTAGTGTAGACTTTTCCCGTGTCGGTTTTTCTCCGTTGCGGCTTTTTACCGTGTCGGCTTTTTTACCACTCGGTGTAAAATTTAAGGTATAATCGTAACTATCAAACTTTCCTTCTTCCCTTCTTTGTTCCCTGTGTAAATATCCAGTTGTTATTAGTTCTTCGATATATTTCCTTAAAGTATCCTTTGTATATCCAAGTTCCTTTGCCATTGCGCCTTGATAAAATTTCCAATCATCTGGCATGGAAGCCATGTAACAGAATATGAACCGAGCGCGGTCGCTTAGGCTTTTGTTTCGGATAATGTCATTGGGGATAATAGTAAAGTTTTTCTTTATGTCGTTGTTTAGCTTATTCATATTAAAAAGGAATTGTTTGTATTTGAGAGATTGTATAATTCCGAGAATTATATGATTTTAATTTATTTAAAACACTGTTATCATTTATTTTACCTATGTATTTCATGTCTTTTAAATTCCATGCAATAATTTTATCATTATTTGTTTTTTTCATAGGGATATAAAACAATTTATCTTTTAATTTTTTTATATCAGCTGAATATATTTCTCCATTATTTTCGTCAATGAAAAAAATATAAAAAGGTAAATTAAATTTTTCTGAGGCTTCTAAATATTTTAAATAATGTTTTTCATCTATACCTTGAGCCTCCCAATTATTTAACCTTGATTTAGTTTTTACATCATAATAAAAATGCTTATTTTTTTCTAAATTAAAAGCATATCTATCAAATAAATGAGGGCCATTTATAAGAGGTGCAAAAATGTGATAGCCTTCATCCATTAATAAAGTGTCAATTATTTCTTCTCCAATGTCACCTTTTTTTACCTGTATTTTATTATTCCAATTTTTTCCCATTAAAATTTATTTATATCGTTACCAAATACCTTCCATCCTTCTCTTTTTTCCCTACTGAAATATTCCAATCTATTTCCCATTGTAATTTTTTCAATCATTTCAAAAAAAGAATCTGGTTTTCTTGAATGTTCTCTTCTTGCTTCAATTATAATATCTCTGTAAGTTGTATTTTCCCAATAAGGCTTTCCCTTTATTCCTACTAAACAAAACTCACACTGCATTCTAAACCATGCACCCATACCTATCTTTTCTTTGTTCCAAACCAATGTAGCCTTGTAATCTAAATTCCATTCTTTTAATATTTCAAAAGCATCGGGTAAAAATTTATGAGTAGTCCAAAGTAGTACAACTGCATCTTTCATTAATGGTAATTCAATAGCTTTTATTTGTTCAATACTCATTTCAGGATATGGATTTGCAACTCTCCTACCAACTGAATCAAATGAAGTAATATTCTTACTTTCTCCCTCGTATGGCCATGGAGGATCAACAGAAACAACGTCAAATAATCCTACTAAATCAGGTAATAATCCTTCTTCAATATCTTCAATTTGCTTTTGTATTAACTCTACTCTTTCAGCCTTTTTTTCTTCTTTTTTTACTTCTTTGTATGCTTGATTTATACTTAGTTCTCCAGTTCTTAACTTTGCTTTTAATTCCTCTGGTGCTTTTTTTGTTACAACGTCAAACATTCCGGTTTTACCTTCGCTCCAACCAAGTTTATCTGCAAATATTTTTCTTGTATCGTGAGAGGCTTTGTCAATAATTGACAAACCCTCTTCTTTTTTATGACCTTCTCCGTAAGTTTTGCCAATCTCTATTAATTTTTCTTTTCCAACATCTCTTAATAAATTACGAACATAAGAAAGAAGTTCACCTCTTACAAATTCTGGTAAATTCCTTCTTCCAAGTTGATTGTTTACCATCCATTCCTTTACCGCGTTCATGTCGGCAAATTCCTTTTCCACTGTAACGTAATCAATGTCGTATTCCTGGGCAATCCTGTAACGGTTGTGTCCATCAACTAAGATGCCGTTCCATGTAACCAATGGGTCGCGGATTCCTTCCTCCAGGATATTGCGTTCTAATTGCTTGTACTCCTCCGTTGTTAGCGGTGGAATCAAGGCTTCAAGTTCTTGTAATATTTGCATATTATATAAAATAAAAAAGCCCCAATAGCTAGACATCTATGGGGCAAGGTGAAACAAAGATTTGCTTCATGCTCCTTTGGGACGTTGTCTAGTCCGTTCCAAAGGATAGGTAAATATAACTATTTATTTACAATTTTAATAATTTTAAAATTAAAAATGTGGGTCTTTCCCCACCGTCAGGTGTACAGCTACCCCCACTGAACGGCTCATGGGGCACTCAGCAACTATTAAGTTTCGCAGTATTTATCTGCTCATCAGGCCAAGAATAAAAAAAGAGCCGCTTGCCCAAAACTTTCACACCATGTTGGAGCTTAGCATCTTATATTTCTTTATTATGTAATACTTTTATTAAAATTATTTACAAATGTAACAAATATTTACATATTTTGTTTCTTTTTAAAAATCATTCCCCAACTACACACATCCTTGGCATCCTGCAAATAATCAAAGCCATGACTATAAAATAGCGCTATCCATTCCTCTTTCTGCTTAATGTTGATGTGTCCCCATTCAAGGTCAAAAACTGGGTCAGCGGAGTAGAAAGGTGTGGAGGTGAAATAAAAATATTTGTTACAGGCTTTGTATAATTTAGGCATTACTTTACCGATTTCTTCGTCGGTCATGTGTTCAAATACTTCCGTTGAATAGATAGCATCATATTTACCTATTTTAGTTTTCGAGAAATCACCAATTAAATACTTTTCAGGTGCAACACCTTTACTTATCGCAAAATCACGTTCATATGGATTAATGTCAAAGCCAACGTGTCTATATAAGCCAATTCGCTGGCAGGAAGATAAAAAGAAACCTAATCCGCTACCAAATTCAAAAACACTTTTGCAGCCCATTATCTTCAATGTCCATGCACCATTTTCATGAAGATTAACAAGAGAATCATAGTCACGCGTAGTAAAACCAAGTTCAACGGATTTGTCAAAAAAATATTTATGGTCAACCATCTTAAAATTCCATTATTGGAAAACTGGCTTTCATTGTCCAGTATTCCGTTGATAAATTACTTCTCACTTTCCAAATATTACTGGTATGGTAGCCTGACTTATAAAAACATTTGCAGGTTTCGTTTACTATTTCTTTTGCAGTCATGCCTCTGTTAAATTCCCTAAAGACAAACCTTTTACACTTCTTATACCTTGGCAAGTTCAACACATCTGCCCAGCCTTGAACCATAGCATCGTATGAGTTGAATGCCTGGAAGGAGCAGGGTATCTTTCTGCCATTTTTGTAGCAGTCATCTATCGCCTTTACTTTGCTGCCTGTGCCACGGTATTTAATGCCTCCAGGATTTAAGGCCTTAGCCATCAAATTACTTTCAATGCCATTGTTAGTTGCTTCAATAATAAAGAAGGCATAGATAACGGAAATGGGAAGGTTTGTTTTTTTGTGCATGGTATAAAAAAAGGTATCATACATATATGCCAACCATATACGTCTTAATTCAACAATGTTTTTACCTTGCAACCGTCGAAATCCTCTAACATCTAAATATTCTAACAACTCCTGTTTGTCAAGGTTTTTTATTTCTTTGCCCGGTAGGTTTTTCATATCTATATTAGGAAATTCCTGCGGATATTCTTTGTATGGATCAGGTGTGTCTTTGGTGCGCTTTGGTGTGGCATTGCCCATGAAAGAAACACATAACACCATTATTATTATTACAAGTAATAGCCATGCTTTCCTGCGGTTACGGCTTTGGGTGATTGGGGAGTATATCTCCCATTCAAATTGATTTTTCATACTATTGGTTTTCTAAATTAAAATGGCAATTCCTCTTCAAGGTTTACCTTGCCAGTTGGCGGAGTAGTTATTGTTGTTTCACCTGTTGGCTTTCCTCCAAATTCCAAACTTGTAACACGGCAATTTAAAATACCATGGGCTTCTCCATTCTTCAAATACCCATTTACATTACCAGATCCTTCTACAACAAGAAATGAGCCTTTAGTAATGAACTGTGCAAGCTTCACGGCTCTCTCTCCCCATACAGAACAGCCTACCCAAATAGTCTTTTCACCAGGAGTTGCTCCATAAACCTTTTCGGTGTGGGCAATGGAAAAAGAGCATACAGTTGTATCACCAACGCTTTTTAATTCAGCATCAGCACCAACTCTTCCAGATACAATTAACTTTATCATAATTTTTTTATTTGCAAATATATATAACTTTATATAACTTTGCATAAACATTATATAAAAAATGAATGTACTATTAAAAAAAAGGAAGAGTGTGCTGCTTGATGATGATACACATAAGCTGCTAATAAGCACTCAGATATATGTATCTGCAAAGACTGGGAAGAAGATGCCATTGGTAGAAGTGATTAATTATCTGTGTCAAGAATGGAAAAAAAACAATAAATGAAAGTTACTATCTTCACCTCCTCCAAAAGTCAGGCCACAGACTATTATAGGTCTATTGGTCCTTTTTCTCGTTTGGCATTGCAGAACAAGTTTGAGCTAGTAATCGCTCAACAGGAAAAAGCAATGTGGCATGACATTTATAACACAGATATAGTTATTATTCAACGTCCCAACAGCACTGCTTCTCTTGGCATCATGGCAGATGCAAAGCGGATGGGCAAGGCTGTAATTGTTGATTTTGATGATCACTTATTAAATGTCCCAGAAGATAATCCTGCATCTGTTTATTTCAGCAATCCACAAGTACAAAAGCAGATACATGATACATTTCTATTTGCTGATGTCGTTATAGTCTCAACGCAAAAGCTATTTGATTTATATAAGCCATTGTGTAATGATAAGCCTATGTTTGTTATACCTAATGGCTGGTTTCCATCTGATTTGCCAATGACTAAACTACAAGAGCAACATGATCCGGTAAGGTTTATATGGAGAGGTGGCAGCACTCACTTTGCGGATTTACATACAGTAAAGAAACAGATAAATGATGCAATGGATTTAAACACAGAGTTTACATTCTTTGGTATGCCTAAATTTATGATGTATGATTTTAATCCTAAAGCAAACTTTGTAGAATGGAATTCTATGTTTATTTATTTTACATTTATGCAGAGGATAGAAAGTGATTTTGGTTTTTATCCATTAGTACGCAATGAGTTTAATGAAAGTAAAAGTAATATCTTTGCCATAGAATGTTTAGCCAATGGCATGGCTGTAATAGCTGATAGTTATTTTAAAGAGTTTAATATACCTGGCACAATTCATTATACTAATGCTGAAGAGTTTTATAATATAATTCTTGAAACAATTAAAGGCAACATCAATAAGCAGGAACTGGTGAAGATGGGAAGGAAACATCTTAATGAAGTATTACATATTGATTTGCTAAACAAACAACGATACAAAATATTAAAAGGATTATAGATGCCATACATACCTAAGTATATACCATCCAACATTAACAAGGCTAAGATGCAGCGTAAACCATCTGGTGAGCAAGGCAACTATAACAGTGCATGGCAGAAGGTAAGCGTGAATTATAGGCGTGCTAACCCACTATGTGAGGTGTGCTTGGTACTTGGTGAGATGGTTGACATAACACCTGGAGATAGGAAGGGATGTGTTGATCACATGATACCTA